AAACCGACGAACCACTTCGAGATGCAATCATTCTCGAGCAGTTCTACGAGAGGCTTGGCGATTGCCTGCTGTGTGTACTGCATACAGACAGGCTCGGCCGCGATGATTCGCGGCGTCTTGAGCGTCTTAGGAACGGAGATAACCCTTGAGGGTCGCTCCGCTCCAGGATCCAGAAACTCAAGCACGGACAGGTACTGAACGTACCTGTGGTTAGGAATCAAGTATGAGTCGGCATGAAAGCCGGCAGATTCCAACCGCTGGGTCCACTCGGTAGAGTAGAACTTCTGGTTTCCCAGTAGCTTCTCAGCCGTTGTGCCCTTTCCGTGTCTTGGCACGAGCTCACCACTGGCGCAGAGAACATCTGCGCTAGACAGAACCCTACCAAAAAGTAAGCGAGCAATGCGAGAAAACGCCCGGAGATCTTCCGGAGTCCATTCGCGCTCCGCTGCCTTGAGTTCTGATTCAACTTGGACGTAACCATCAAACGCCTTTCTTTCGCGCTCTTGCGAGCACGGGAGGAAAATCTTCGAGTACAGCCGCGTTAGCTGCCGCACTGCGTAGATTGCGTCGACGGAAACATGTTCAAGCAGGACTCCAGTTTTACGGTCGAAGACAAGCTCAAGGAAACCTCCTAGTAATAGGGGGAGACCACCTCGTTTCTTGAAACCTTGAAACGAAGTAGGAGCGACCCGTCCGTCCGCCAGACCTCTTTCGAAGTCAACGGCGAACGTAGGCAGGGTTATCGTCAGAAATGACAACCCTTCCTCTTCGAACCGCCTCGTGACAGTTTGAACGTCACGAGTGGTGCAAACGCGACACCACTGGCCCAATTCAAGGGCCAGTTCCTTCCAGAGCAGCATGGGGCTTTTCACGGCTTCCCTCTTTCTAAGGGGGTAGGTCGATCCTTGCCTCTAGTTACCTGGTACTGACGCCTGAGCTGACTAAGTCAGCTCTCCCCACCAAGAAGCTTGGTGAGGTTGGCACCTGAAGTAGCCGTGAGGTTACTCAGGAACCCATCGACCTCGGCCTTAGCCGTGGCCGCGTCGTAGCCCGCAGGAAAGTCCACCGTGAGGTAGACAGTCATGGACTGGTTGATGTTCTGACCAGCCACCAGCGGATTGGCGACGAGGGTGTCAGTCTTCAGACTGACGGTGTGACGAGTGCGCTTGCCGTACGTGTGAATCACGTTCAGCTGGCGCGACCGATCTGCCGTTGCGAACTTACCACCGTTCTCGGTGGAGCCCGTGCGGTTCAGAGTCTTAGCGACTCCAGAAACCGTGACAGTCTGAGGATCAGAAAACATAAGAGGCGTTGCTCCTTCAGGTATTGGACACTGTTGTGCCCGTGTGACGGCCCATCCCGGACTATCCGGGAGCCGTGCAGGCCACCTTGTTAGGTGACCTGGGTACAGCTGGGAATTGCTGCGTTGACCTGTTTTTCACAGGCTTCGCGGCGCCCGAGTCATGCCGAGCGCTGCTAGGATTGACCACTGGTGCGTAGTAAATGCGTCAGTGGACAGTCCGAATCCGAAAGGTGTTGCCTTACGTCTACACTTCCTAGTACCTAGGAAAGTGTCGTACGCGAAGACGCCAAAACTGGCACCGCCATTGATATGACGGTACATAGAATCGGATCTACGCGTCCAACGTCTAGAATTTTGTTCCATGACGTAGCCGTAACGCAAGACTAGGCCGTCAGACTGGAACGCGGACAGGTTATGTAACACCGGTCCGACGTCAAACATCCAGTCTACAAGCCAGGACCAAGGAGCAAGGTTCCAAAGGACCTCAGGAGTTAACTCGAGGCCATACAGGAGCCGTGCTTCCTTGACTATCCGTTCCACAGTCGACCAAGATTTAGGGTCAACGTAGAACGTATAGCACCCGCTAAACCACTGTTGACGGGTTACTACTTCCGTCTCGATGAAGCGGGTGGAGATGCCTTGGTACACAGAGCTAGGCAAGAGGCCAGGATAAATCGCCTGGGAGTTCCTCAAAACCGTGCTAGTGACCTCGGCAGAAGGCATACGCCTACGGTGCACGTTCCGTCCCGAATCACGGGCAAGCTGCTTCAGGATGTCATCTGAATCGATGATAGCCTTGGCAGCCGCCTTTAGATCCGAAACGAGCGGCTTCCAACCGAACTGGACATTGAGGTATTCACCTCCTAGTCCGCGGAGGAAGCTAGCCCTCTCTTTCAAGAGGGTAGCACCTACCATAGAGGGGAGACCCTCTCGGTAAAGCTCGGCCATAGCGACCGAGCCTGAGGCGACCGGGTTAGTCGGGATGGTAGAGGCTATAAAGCTAGTCCCAGCGTTCACCAACGAGCCTTCGCTCGACTGGGGAACATACTGCTGGTAAAAGCTGTCGGCCTCTCCGTCCTTAGTGAACTGTGCTGGCATGCCTGCCCGATAGGGCAAGCAATCCGTATCAACGGTATAGTCCAGCCCCAACTTCGTTGCAACCCCACCGTAGTGGGGCACAGCGTTTGGGATGTACTCTAGTTTCAGAGTATCAAACGGTCCACCGACGTCCCTGACACCTCTGGCTTTTGGCCAGCGATGCCCTTCAGACGACGTGATCTGCCTTGAGTAAATGGGGATGTCAAATGAAGCAGTAACACCCCCATCGCGCGTAGTGAGACCTTTAAAACGGTCAACACGTAACACGCGCCTCTTGGTCAGGTACGCCATCTTCTCTTTCCTTTCGGAGCTGGTGGGAACAGTGTTAGTGTCGATGCGTTAGCACCTGGTGCCCCTTGTAAGGGGC